CCTCGCCTAACTGCCGCAAACTCAATGGGTTTCGTCAAATACGACCGACCTCAACATCAAACGCTTCGTTTTGTGCCCCATACACGGGTCTTTGTTTGTCCATCTACATCAACATAACTTTCCAAATATGAAAGTTCATGCCACTGTTGATCATAGTAGCCTAATTTTCTGAGCCATTCATCACTGCCAAATACACCGTAACGAGATTGGTCAAAAATGTCAATACCACTTTCATTTAAGAACTTTTGTAATGTCTCATCAGCAACTTCTGCCTGAGATTCATAGGCTCTTAAAATATCCGCAAATGTAACCAACAAATGCGCAAATGGCGTTTGAGGATTGTCCCATTGAAATTGCTCAAGAACGGCTTGTTTTAATCCATAAATATAGTAATATGAGCTACGAAGTTCAGCTTCTGTTTTATTTCCAAGATCGCTTACATTCCATTGATCAGAGTCTTGAGTCCAACTTCGTGAATTCATCTGACTGAATACATCATCCACAACAGCATTGTAATCACTTAGAGATGAAGATCGCAATATACGCTGACGATTTGCATCTATAATTTGTTGAGCTTCTGTACCCAAACTGGTATCGTGCCCCATTGCTGTTAGTTGCTTTGCCGCAGCCAAGATGGACATGTGATTTTGAATATTCGGATAAAACTCACGTCCATCAAATAAATATGTTGTGTATGACTCACCATTAGTATTCAAATTTGTTTGTGATGGCGATGTCAAATAAGGTACAATTTGTCCGTTTACAAAAACTGGCGCAGCAGCAGAAATCCAATCGTTTTGATTTGACCCATATCCGAATGGTTTAGCTAAATTTTCATAAATTTCTTTGTGAGAGTCCTTGAATTTTGTTTCACTTTCAAGTTTTTGTTTCGCTTCATCTATCAATCCAAGCTGCTCTCTAACGAGTTTAATGTGTTCGCCAATAGCCTGATTTGTATCAAGTTGGCGATTATAAATGATAGCATAGTATTTGTCAGCCTCAGTTGCATGTTCGGAATAACTGATGCCGTTCAGAGTAGCAATGCTGGAGAGATATTTATTATGGGCATCTATAGCATTGTCAATTTCTTTACTATGCTGCCACATTTTATAACCCAAATAGCCAATCGCAGCAACAGCACCGGCAATAGCCACGGGCCAGCAAGCCAACATAGGAACCAGAGTTCCTAATTTACCAATCAACGCAGTCATGCCTATACCACCAGCTATACCGCCTACGATACTGCCAATATTTGATGTTGTGCTACCTGCTTCGCCAATTTTACTTCCAAGCCAAGAACCAGCTAATGCGCCGCCAATACCAGCGCCAAAGCTACCAATCATACCGATGCCACGTCCGACTACCGACCCCCAAGAATGACCGTACATTTGTTGCCATCTTGCGGCAACAGCTGGGGAAATTTCACGGCCTTTAATGCCAGAGAGATATTGAGCTTGCATATAGCCACCAGTCTGATTACCTACCCAGCCAACAGCATTTTGCACATTCATCCACATGCCTCTCCATAATCCTCCAGCAGCCCGATTGGTAGCAATCATTGTACGTCCTAAGAGACCGATCTTTCCAATAAGCATCGAAATCCAGCCAACAGCCTTAGTGACTACTCCTAAGCCGATGATAGCAGCCTTAAAAACACGAATGCCTGTCAATACGGGCCACATATAAATCTGGAACTGGAGCCACAATTTAATGAAAGGCTTAAAGACTTTGACGAGTTGGAAAATCCAGACCGTTGCATCTTTCATCATTTTAGCAAATTCAAGAAAATCTTTAGCGATTGTCTTAAAAGTTTGCGCAGCTTCTGGGGTTTGGAGCCAAGACGTAATAGACTTCAGCATATCACGAATTGGAGCTTGAACACCTTCAAATGCTTGAATACCGTCTTCAGTAAAAGCAGAAGTTAATTGTGCCCAAAGACCTTGAATCGTATTCTTTTTTTCATCGGCCAATCGTTGTGTCAAACCTTCAGAAAGGAAGTTTTGCTCGATAATTTCATTCCATTTATCCACATGATTAGCTAAAACGCCAGCACCCATTGCCGCCGTTTTATGGAACAAAGAACCCAACTGAGTAATATTCAAGTTCTTCTCATGTAAATCTCTAAAAATGGAATACATATCGCGGACATTGCCATTTTTGTCTAAGCGCTCAACACCTAATTGCTCCCACATTCTTGCCTGTTGTTTCGTAGGTTTCGCTATGTTAAGAGCAATGGTACGCATAGTTGTACCAGCCTGAGAGCCTTTAATACCGGCATCGCCTAAAATGCCCAAAGCAGCAGTGGATTCCTCAAATGATGTTCCATTCATTGACAAAAGACTGGCGGCGTACTTATACGCTTCAGCCATTTCCATCAATGTGGTATTTGATTTTGTGAATGTCATGGTCATTACATCCGCAGCATTTTTAACACGCGACGGAGCAATACCGTAACCAGTCATAATATTAGTCACAACATCTGCGGTTTCACCTAATTCGGTGTCACCAACAAGCGCAATATCCGCTATAGGAGAAATCGACTGACTGATACCTTCAAGGTTAAAGCCAGCCATAGCAAGGAATTTAGCAGCATCCGCAACTTCTGGAGCCGTGAATTTGGTTTGCACACCTACATCACGCACAATACGTTCCATCCCTTTGAAGCGAGAATCAAAACCGCTTCGTTTATCATGGGTAGCAAGAATGTTACGGACTGTTTGCATCGAATTGTCATAAGCTACCGCGTCCTGAACAACATTGCTGATCAATGTGCCCAATCCAGCAATACCATACGCAATTCCCATACCTTTTAGAAAATTGATAGCACCTATGCCACCAACATCCAAAGGAGTTGGACCCAATGCCTTATACCCAATATTTTTTGGCAGATTACGGACAATGGCATTCCGAGAAGTGTACGCAGAGGCAGTAGCGGCAGCCGCAGTTGTACGAGAGCTTCGACCTCCAGAATTTGATGTTCCGCGAGTACGCGGAGTTGGCGTAGCCACAGCCAAAGATGCAGCGGCACCTGCTTTTCTTACTTCATTTTGATATTGACGTAATTTACCAATCAATCTGTCAATCTTGCGTTCTGCATCAGCTGTCTTAATTTGAATTGTCGGTGCTTTCTGAGAAAGGCTATTCAAACGATTTTTCAAATTATTGATGGCTGTATTGAGCTTTTGAAATGGCTGTGTCGCTTGTGTCAGTTTTTTTGTCGCCGTAGTAAATTGGTTGATGGCATTTTTCGCTGCCTCAACTCCCACGACGTTAATGTTATATGAAACTGTATATGTCTGCGACATTATAAAAATGTTTTTCTAAAGAATAGCCGTACAACAGATTGTATGGTTACAATAAACCCCTTGTCTAATTCTTACAAGACAAGGGGTTTATTTAGAGCATTCCAAGCGTTCTCGCTTGATTAACTTTTAGCTGATGCGCATCTAACCATTCGGCTTCATTAGCGAGACTGGCAAAATCTTCATCAGATAATGTGTCGATGTTTACGCCCGGAAAGTAATGTCGGACAAGAAGCATCTTAATACGAAAGTAATCCGTATCTTTTACTTCCGAGCTTTGGATAAATTTACAAGTCGTCCATGACGCATCTCGATGATTTTGCTCAATTGACCCATCGTTCCGAAAAGGAAGAGGTTGTCGTCATTGACAAGCGAGTCATCGCCGCCAAGGAAACAGTCTTTAGCAAGAGTGTGAAGAGCAAGAGTTTGGTTGTTTGAGGATGCGGCGGTGAATTTGCTGAATGTCTTCAGATCAGGCTGACGGAAATATCCGATGTAGATTTCCTTGTCATCATAATCGGGATTACCAGCGACCATAATCGGGAAAATTGCGCGAACTGCCGGATTTGCAGCCTTTAGTTCAGCAACCTTGCTTTCAATTTCTTTTTCAAGTTTCGGAGTGAGCTCCAACGCGGGCTCAATAATTTCCATTTCTTCCATAACTGTACTTTGTTTATGTCGTTTTATTAAAAATAGCGACACCCATAAAAGCGAGTTTGAAAAAGGGAAGAGATTTTTGATTTCCCTTCCCTTTCAACATCAACATGTTCTAACAATTATGGAGTCGATTACTGTGTGCTCAGTACGATGTCAAATGGATTGAGATCAAACTCTTTGGTGATGTTTGTATCATCCTGAGAGGCTTCCATACCGTCCTCTGTAAAGAGACAGCCCTTCAAAGTAACGGTTTCTGTAGTCCAGTCCTCAGTCTCAAATTCGTTAGCAAACGAAATGATAAGGTCAAATTCACCAAGAGCGGTAAGAGAACCACGAAGATTGCGCAACTGAACCTGAGCATTGTAGTCCAAAGTGATGGAAGCTGTGTACTCCCAGTTGCCAAAGCCTCGGTTTACGGGTTTGCCGCCCAGACCGTAATTGGTCTTCACATTCCATTTACGATTCCACTTGATGCCAGTGACACCTTGTAGAATGATGGAATTGGCATTGGCAGAACCGGTAAGAGCCGGAGCCGTCAACTCAATCATTGCCCACGAATAGGCGACGTTATTGACGATTGTAGCCATTAGTCATTAGGATTGAGAAAGCGCAAAACCCTCAGTAACCTCGATAATCTTCGAGTGACCCATAGGAATAAGCGAGTATTTGAGGATGAGCTTATCGTTTTTCAAGATATTCTGAGAAGCCGGAATGGTGATTGCACCGATACCGCTCACTTCTTCGTTGTCCACCATAGCCTGAAGGACATCATTTACAAGATTCTGGAACATTGTGATGTGTGCTGCCGAAAGTTGACCGGTTGCAGGATCTACCTTAATTTTATAGTTTACATAAGGCAGAAGCACCTGACGAACAGAACGGCGAGATTTGTTCATCACACGGTTACGGGAAATGCTGCGATAATCGCCATCGGAACAAGTTGCATCTCCGTTAAAGAATATCTGACCTTCACGACCAGCATATTTCATCAAGAAGATATAACCAAGGTCATCCAATGTATCGAGCTGCTTTGGAGAAAGAGCCGCATATCGCATCGAATTCTTCAGAGTTTCACCTTCAAGAGTGCAATCACCGAAACCGAACTCAATGTCGGGGAAGTAATTGCCCACATTGCAATTCATCACACAACCGATATTGTCAGCGACATTCATTGAAGCCAATAGACCAAGGATAGCACCTACATTGCCAACCGGAGTTTTGCTTTCCAAAGCAATCTGCATTGCTCGGACATCGCTGTCAACAGCCTGTCCAAGTGCAACAGCTACATAACGACAATCAACGATGCAAGATGGAATCTTACTGAAGACTACCGAAGTTGCAGTACCTGTGGCGGTTTTAACTTTGGCAGGGTTAGCATTCAGAACTACAACAGCTGGAGCGTGAAGGTCATTAGCCATTGAGTTGGCAACCAGCTGAATGTCATCGACAATCTGCATAGCATATTTTTCAGCAGCTGCATCGGTTTCACGCCACAAAGACTGCTCTGTCCATACGCCAAATTGATTGATGATGCCGCCGGATGCTTGCTGCATTGCTGTCAGCGCATTCCAGTTCGTAGAGCAGTCTGCAAAAGCAACAAACAGACGACCGGTTCCACCGTTCAACTTAAAGAAATGTTCGATATGATAGAACGGGATGCCAAAGAGGAAGTCTTGGCTGATACCGTCTTCCGTTTCGCCAGTATAGGCTTTGATGCCCAGAGCCGCAACATCATCCATGCTGTTGAGCTCAATTACTGCGTCTTTCAAGCTATCGGCCATATCAGCCGCTGGGCCTTTTGTCCAAAAATCGGTCTGTGCCGAAATGTCAAAAAGCAGACCGCAGACTTTCTCAGTAAGAGAACTTCTTTCTACACCAATGTTGCCATCGGTATCGGTCATAAATACGCCACCTAAAGACATTCTGTTTTAATATTAAGCGTTATAGAAAGGATTTTTGTAAAGAATAGCCGCCTTTGCAACAGCAAGTTTGCAGCCCGGAGTGAACACACCACCCGAAGGAGTCACCAGCAATTCAGGGTAATTAGAGAAAACTTTCAGAATGTCTTTCACATTATCAGGAATCTCTTGTTCAGGAATCTTATTCGCCTTGACTTTAGATTCAATCTTCTCTTCCACAACTGGATTTTCAACTGCTGTATCTGTCAGTTCTGAGGCTTTCTCATTTCCGGAATCCTCTACCTTGACAGAATTTTCTGCCGTTTCAGAGACAGTTGAAGTAACATCTTCAATTTCTACTGTATTTTTACGTCTTGCCATAATGTCAGAAATTAGAAATGGGGAGCGGAGCTTCTTTCTCCACTCCCCATCGTTGTTTTACTTGTCGGGTAAATTCCTCGGCGTGTTTCCGTTAACCACCTGTCTGTTCACCACCGCTCACAGGAGGAGTGGCGGTTGTTTTCTTTTTGTATGCGGTCCAGACGACAATTTCAGCAGGAAGTACGATGTTTACATCCATCTTCATAC